TGATGCGGCAATTCTCGTTGCACGGGATGCTTTCATAGCGTGGGCTTGGGTTCAGCGGTTCCAGCCAGTGCTTACCATCATCCCAGGTGTATTTCTTGAATGTGACCTCGGAGTCGCCAAACACGCCCGCCACGCAGAAATCACCGGCATCTACCTCTTCAGCCGGATCTACCAGGATAAGCATTCCTTCCGGGAAGCTGGGGCGCATTCCCTGCGGTGCGGTCATAGAATGACCCTTCACCTCAAGCCAGAACGCATCTTTGCTGGCCTTCTTGGTTGTTGCTACCCACGCCTTTGCATCACCTTCTGTAAACGACCCAACTTCAGAGAACGCGCCAGCCGGAACAGAAGTAAACAGGGGGTATTCATATCTCGGGTTTAGTTTCTGATTCTTGCCTAGGGATGAATACATCTCTGCAATTTCAGCTGCAATTGATGGGCTGAAATCCTCAACCCCCAACACGGAGTATCTCCGCAAGCGCTGCCGCGTTACCGGCGTTAAGCGCGTTCACGCCGTTAAATATTGATGCAATAGCAGACTGACTAACACCTAAGGCGTCAGCCACTGATTCCTGAGATAAACCCAGTTCATTTTTTTTGCTTTCATAGATGGACTTAAGACGCAGTGCGTCCTCCACCTGCTCAGCAGATAACGGTTTCTTTTTTGTGCTCATCTGCAAAATTTATCACCGCACGGAATAATTAACTAACACCGCATGTGTTGACTATTTTACCTCTTGCGGTGATAATCAATTTGTACATAAGGAGGTCAGCTATGACGCAACGTCTAAAGCTTAAAGATTATGCCGACCGTTTTGGTCAGACCAAGGCAGCAAGTGACCTTGGCGTTTATCAAAGTGCAATTTTCAAAGCCATTAATTCGCAGCGAGATATCACGGTAATTGTTCACGAAGATGGAACAGTGTCAGCAGAAGAGTTGAAGCCATTCCCGAGTAATCGTCGCGATAGTCAAGCCGCCTAAGCATCACCGCTCTTTTCACAACGGACATGACGTCCTACGTCGCTGCAAAGCGAATCCCAAATCAATAAACAACTATGCGTAACCCGTTATGGGTGTGCGCTCATTAACTATTCACTAAAGGGAAGTATCAACGATGGATCACGCAAACAAACGCAATGAGGCGCTCCGCATTGAGAGCGCATTACTCAACAAAATCGCATTACTCGGCACTGAGAAAACAGCCGCAGCTGTAGGTGTGGATAAAGCGCAGATTAGCCGTTGGAAACGGGACTGGATACCGAAATTCTCGATGCTTCTCGCCGTTCTGGAGTGGGGTGTTGTCGATGACGAAATGGCGCGTTTAGCCAGGGAAGTTGCAGCACTACTGACAAATAAAAAACGCCCAGCGGTAACTGAGCGTTCGGAGCAAATGACCATTCAATTCTGAGCGGAATTACTGGATCAATTCACAGGAGTCATTATGACAAAACCATTCAGTCCTGACCAGGACAAATTACACAAAAACATTATTCGTGATCGCTACCTGTCCGGTTTCAAGCAGCCTGGTCGATTCCGGGCTGAGTGGGAAAGGGTTAAGCAATTATTCAGAGGTAAAGATCATGAGTAATCTGGCAACAGTAACACCGATTAAACCTCATCTGGAGGTTGTGGAGTCACGCGTGGCAGAACTCGAAGAGGGCTATACGCGGACTGCAAATACATTGCTTGAGGCTGTGATGCTTTCCGGGCTTACTCAGCACCAACTCCTGATCGTGATGGCCGTTTGGCGCAAAACATACGGCTTCAACAAAAAGATGGACTGGATAGGCAATGAGCAGTTTGCAGAGCTTACCGGGATGGCACCGACTAAATGCTCGACTGCCAAAAACGAACTGATCAGGATGGGGGTGCTTACGCAAGCAGGCAGACAAGTGGGGATGAATAAAAACATCT